TCGCCCGCCGGCTTCGCGGCGTCGATGCAGCGGCTCGCTCTCACCAGCGGCAGCGGCACCGGCCTCGCCGGTGGCAACACGCAGAACGACGTGCAGAACGCACTCGGCCTGCGGTTCATGGGCTACCCGGTCGTGCTTGTCAACGCCATGGACTCGACGCTCGGCACCGACAACAGCAAGACCAAGGTGCTGTTCGGCGATCTTGAACTCGGTGCGATCTACGGCGACCGCAAGGCCATGACGATCCGCACCAGCACGGATCGGTACGCGGAGCTTGACCAGACGCTCATGGTCGCCGTCAACCGCTTCGACATCGCCGTGCACGGTGTCGGAACGAACAGCGAGGTCGGTGCGATCGTGGCGATGCAGACCAAGGCGGCGGGGTGATTCGCAGGACGTGACTAGAGGGCAAGGAAGCCCGCAAGCCTCGTGACCAAGATGCGGGGGGGTAGGTGCCCAAGCCTACCTCCCCGCTTTCTTTGAAGGACGCGCCTGTGCAATACAACAACCTCGTCTTCACGAACTTCTACCTTGGCGAAACCGGGCGGCGGTATCGCTCGCTGCAGAAGATCGTGCAGCCCATCATCGAGCCGGTGTCGCTTGCTGAGTTGAAGGCACACGTCCGCGTCGAAACCGAGGACGAGGACGCCTACCTGCTTGGCCTCATTATGGCGGCGAGGCAGTATTGCGAGCAGCGCATCGAGCGATGCTTCGTAGACACTCGGCTGGAGATGAAGCTCGACACGTTCCCGGTCGGCATTGAACTCCCGCTGCCGATGCCGCCGTTCTCGCCGACGCCCGGCAGGCAGGCCATCGAGGTCAACTACCTTAACGTCACGTTGCAGGAGCTTGCCGTGACCGAGGCGGTGCCGGTCATCACCAGCCAGCCCGGCACGTTCCTCGCTCACCGGGCAAGCACGCCCGCTGTGCTGACGCCCAACGTCAACGGCTACTGGCCCGTGACTGGGCCGATCCGTGCGGCCGTGACGATTCGCTGGTGGGCAGGATACGGCGACTCTGGGCTGGCCGTCCCCAAACCCATCCGGCATGCCATCCTCATGCTGGCGGCTCACTGGTACGGCCAGCGAGAGGCCGTGGCCGTCAACATCGGCAACGCTCCGACGGTTCCGTACGGCGTTGACGAACTGCTGTCCATGTTCTCTTGGGGGAGTTATGCCTGACGCCAACGCTCGCGTGTCGGTTGCCTTGACCGCGCAGGTGCGGGACGACGGCCCGTTCCCGTCGTGCCAGACGTACCCGGCATCGTTTGAGCGGTACCTGACCAACGGCACGACCGGGCAGACCGTCAGCAAGGTGTACGCGACGACCGGCACGGTTGGCAGCACGCCGACCACGCTGCCGGTGGCATCGACGCTCTCCCGCGTGAAGCTCTGGTACGTCGAGAACCTTGCCGCCGCCGCCGCGACTGCCGCTGCCGACGTGACTGTGGCTGGCGCGCCGGTGAACGGCACGGTCGCTCGCGGACAGATGGTGCTGGCGACGAACGACTACACGGGCTGGACCGCCGCCAACGTGACCATCACCGGCACGGCTGGCACGGCCTACAAGATCATCGCGTTGGGGAACTAGCCTTGGCTCTGACTGCCGGGACGCTACGCCGCCGAGTGACCATCGAAAAGCTGAGCGAGCAATCGCTCAATGCTTTCGGCGAGTCTGTCCAGACTTCCGACCAGTGGATTGTCGTGCGGAGCGTGTGGGCTGGCGTCATGGCGATCACCGCCCGCGAGATGGTGCAAAGCGACCGCACACAAAACACCATCACCTACAAAGTGCGGATGCGAACGCAGCCCGACCTGACAACCAAGCACCGGCTGCGGTGGCAAGGCGGCGTGCTGAACATTCAAAGCATCTTGCTGCGCGGCAACCGGCTGGAAGAACAAGAAATCCTCTGCGCGGAACAGGTGGACTGATGGCGACGTTTGACGGCACGCTGTCCAACTCGATGCGGCTGGAGGGATGCGACTACCTTGTCTCATCGCTGATGGCACTCCCGGTCGCCATCCGCACGAAGCACCTCAAGCCAGCCATCGAAAAGGCTCTGCCGCCAATGCGTGCGGCGTTGCTTGCCAACACACCGCAGGGGCCAACGGGAAACCTGCGGGCGGCTGTCGGGTCGGAGGCGATCTACTACAAGTCTGGCGTGGCGTTTGGCATTGTTGGATACCGCCGTGCCGTCTCTGTCACCGGCCAGCTTGGCTACCACTCGCACTTGATTGAGTTTGGCACGAACGACCGCGTACCGACTCGCGGGCCGTTTCTTTCGTCGTTCAAGATGGCACAGGCGACGGGCTGGCGTCCGCCGTACTGGTCTGGCGAAAAGACGTGGCCGATGGTGGCGAGGCACATTCGCGGCTCCCGCCCGCAGCACCCGCTCGGCCGGGCGTACTCCGCGACCGCCAACCAGTGCCGCGACATTCTCATCCGCGAAATGCAAAGCGGGCTTGAAAAGGGTCTGGCGGAAGTCGCACGAAAGGGGCTGTGATGCAGCAGGACGTTCCAGAGAAATACGTTCACTGGAAGCTGACAAGCGACCCCGGCACGGCCACGCTGTTCGGCTTTCGCGTCTACCCGATCATCGCCCCGCAGGGGGCGACCAAGGCCGACAACGGAGGCGTGTTGACGTTTGCCGTGTTCCGGCGGCTGTCGGTCAACCGCGACACCAAGACTCTCGCCATCGGCGTCGAGGAGGAGGCCGTTGCATACACGATCCAAGTGGACACCTACGCGGAAAGCTACGCCGCAGTCCGCACTGCCGCCAACGCCGTGACGAGCGTTCTACACGGAGCGACGGAACAGGTGTGGGGCAGTAACGTGTTCTATAGCCTGCTGAAGACGGAGCAGGACGACATCGTGGTGCCGGTAGACGGCAAGGCCATGCCCATCTACTCGGTGGGCCAGCAGTACGAAATACGAGTCACATCGACGTTCTAGCAGGAGGCAGGGATGCCAGACGAACAAGGCAGCACAGTTGTATCTTCGCAAGGCGGCGGTTCGTTTTCTTATGACGGCGCACAGTTCCGAATAACCTCTCTCGACGTGTCTGGAACCGCAACTCAAGCAGATGTTTCTCATCTTGGCATCATCAGTGGTTTGACCCGCATTTTTAAGAAGGCACCACTTGCTGACTCGCCCGAGGTCAAGATTGACTTCATCGGCACATCGCTGCCAGCGGTCGGCACCAAGAAAAACTTCGTGCTGACCGGCAATTTTGCTTCTTTGAAAACCAACCTGTGCACAAAAGCAATCTGCACGCAGGCAAGCCTGAAGGCTACGGTCGGCGACATCATTAAAGGTTCAGCGACGTTCAAGCTTTCCAAGAATTGAAAGGTGACTCATGACCACGCCAGGTACACCAGCCGCAATCACCTCCAGCCAGGGCGTTACGTTCTCGTTTGCTGGGACCATCGGCCACATAACCAGCATCGACGTGAGCCGGTCGGCCGGGACAATCGACACCAGCGACCTCGCTCTTGCCGACGGCGATCCGCGGTCGTACGAACCTGCGCAGTTGCTTGACGGGGATGAGGTGAAAATCGAGGCATTGTTTTCTGAAATTGAAACTTACCCCGAAATTGGAGACTCAGGCCTTTTGTCAACGTCCCTCGGCACGTTGTCTGGGACCGCAGTCTGCACAGCATCGAGCGTCAAGTACGCCGTTGGCGAGGTGGTGAAAGTATCTATGTCGTTCAAGCTCGGCGGCACCCCTGACTGATCGGGGGCGTTCGTGAGCGTCGTCACGTCCCAAGGCACGACCGTTGCGTTCAACGGCTCCACGCTCGGCAAGGTTGTCGGCGTAAACGGCTCGTTCTCCACAAGCGCAAAGGAGATCCGTCCGCTCGCCGCCAATACCGCACCGGACACCGGGCAGTATTTGGCTGTGTACGAGCAGACGACGTGCGACCAGACGGTTGAGCTTGAGGCCATCGCTGGCTCGTTTGACCTGTCGCGCGTCGGCACAAAAGGCCCGCTCTCCGTCACCGGGATTGGATGGGCTTTCTCATTTGGCACAGCCTTCCTTGAGAACATCAAGGTGACAGCGAAAGTTGGCGACGTGCTTAGACTCAGCTACTCGTTCAAGCGTAGCTACGAATAACCACACAGGAGCAGACCATGCTGTTGACCAAAGAACAGATTCTCGCCGCCGACGACCGAGCCTCCATCGAAACAAACGTCCCCGAGTGGGGCGGCAGCGTCTACGTCCGCGTGATGAGCGGCACGGAGCGTGAGTCGTTTGAGCGGGAGTGGACAAGCACCGAGGAAAAGCTGCTGCCGCAATACAAGGTCAAGCTGCTGCGGCGGTGCCTGTGCAACGACAAGGGCGAGACGCTTTTCACCAACGACGACCTTGCCGCTCTTGGCGAGAAGAACGCGCTGGTGCTGGATCGGCTGTTCACCGAGTGCATGAAGCTGAACGGCTTCGCCAAGGACGCGGTGGAGGAAGCGGCAAAAAACTAGACCGCCCTCCACGCGAGGGCATGTTAAGCAAAAAGTTCTATCACCGGCTCGCCCTTGCATTGGGGCGGTCGGTGAAAGAACTGCTGGCGACGGTTGACAGTCAGGAGTTGGTCGACTGGGCGGCGTACTACATCCATGAGCCGTGGGGCATGGAGTGGATGCAAGCCGCGAGAATTGCGACGACGATTGCGTGGAGTGCCGGTGCGAAGGACGTTGACGAGCGTTCATTCCTGCCGGTGTATTTCGACAAGCCGATGACTGAGGACCAGATCAAGCAAGAGTTGGCGAAGCTCGGCGGATTGTTTCAGCCCAAGGATGGG